GATTTTCTCCTTTCACAAGAAATTCAATAGCACTTTCATCAAATATTAGTTTACCACCATTTGGTTTAAAATAGTGTTCACCTTTTTTTAAGTGTTTTAGTTTTTTGTATAATGTATTAACTGAATAGTGTGTTTCTTTGCTTAATTGTTTAATGTCATAATAGCTCATAGTTTTATTCCTCCAATAACTCTTTGTTTTCGTAGATGTTGCCTATGACTTCATAATTTTCTAGTAGAAAAGGATTACCTTCTAAATAAAAATATTTGAATTCTTCATCATCTAGTCTTTCGCACCTAAAAGCACTTTCAATAAAAGAAACAGGATGTATGCTTTTTGACTGGTCATAATCATCTGTTAATCTTAAAATACTACCATCATAAATCTCATCACCATTATTAGTTATTGCTCCTGTAAACTGACAAACAGCAACCAACTTAAAACTAGATGGTATATTATTTGTAAAGGCTTTTAATTGCCCGTTTTCAATAGCAGGTAGTGATAGTATTGTACTTTTAAACTCTTTGCCATCTGTGAATATGTATTTGAATTTAATTGGTTTCATTTTTGTATTCCTACTACTTTCCATTGTGTATTTTTAATAAAGTCTTTATTTATATTATTATGTTTTGTTCCTTTAAAAGCTCCATGAAAATCAGTATTTATTCCCACGACTTTAAACCCATCGAATATAAGCAAATGTTTTATTCCACTTTCGCAACTTCCAAAATCCCCACCTCTTCCATCTTCATTTAAACTAGCGAAAATCTTATTGTCCTCACTATCCAACATATCTGGGAAGTGTATTGCTAGTGTCGTGGTATCGATTTCAGTCCAAGTTTGGAAGCCTTCATAATCTATATCGATAATATTCCCATCACAATAACTACCCTCAACATACTCATCACTAGTAAGTTTTTTCGCTCTATAAATTGGTATATTTAAATCTTTCATTATCTCCCTCTCCCTTTAGTTTTAAGTTCTTTAAGTCTTTGTCTTCTCTTTGCTGCATACTCTCTTTTACTTGCTTTTATTTTCTCTTTTTTGCAGTCTTTACACTCTATGTTTCTTTTGCCATTTATATAAGTATAATTGCTCTTATGGAGTGTATTGCCACATTTACCAGTACATATATAAAACTCTTTGTTGTTTATTTTCTCTTCTATTTTTAACTGTTGCTTTATGCCTTTGTTTGAAAGTATGTTTTCTCTAAAGTCAGAAAAAGCAAGAGGTCTATAGTTTGCACTTTTGTGTTCTTCATATCTTTTTTTGATGTAGTTTTCTAGGTCTGATGATTGGTTTAGGCTCATTTATTTATCCAATCCATTTTGATTTTTTCTAATTGCATTAGATATTTTTACAACTTGTAAAGCTGTTTCTTTAATGCTTCCATCTATATGAGCATACTTTTGATTTAGCCTTGCAAGTTCAGCCCTTGAAACAAGCATAAGATTATCAAGCCTTGTATTTAGGGTATTTTTATCTTTGAAGATTACACAATGCCCTTTAGGTATTTTCCCGTATCTTTGTTCCCAAATATATACATGAAGCATTTGCCATGTTCTTGGTTCTGCAATTTTGATGTGCATATATAAACTACCATTTTTATCTCTTCTTGTTGAGATACTTCCTACTTTTTTTGTATTTAATGGAGTGTTCCCACGTTTGAAAGAGGTTATATTCCCTTTCATAAATCCTTTTGTTCCTTTATTTGCAGGGATACTTCCTTTTTTAAAGCAACCATTATTAGGACAAACAAGACCTAGTTTTCTACATTTTTGACTTAATCCATTAACACTTATTTCTGTTTTAAACTTATCATTGAATAGTTTTGTAAGTTCTTTTCTTGGGGTTGATTCATGTCCTCTTAAAAATTCTTTATGTTCATTTAGATATTTCATAATTACCCCTGGTATAAACTTCGATTAGAGGAATTTCTCTTTTTATCATAAAACATTTCAGCCTTTAAAGATAAATCTGCAATATTTATAAGCTTATCTGCAATATTACAAACTGCATTTGCTTTTTTTAGTTCTTGGTTTATATCTGTTTTATCTTCTGGATCAACTATATTTTGTAACTGTTCATATAATATATTATTTAGATTATCAAATTTATTTTCTTTTGGGGTTTCTACTTCTACGGCTTCTTGTGTACTTTTTTGAAGTTGCATTTTGTTTTCAACAAAGATAGAACGCAATTCTATTGGTAAATCTGCTAACTTTACCATATTGGGAATGTATGTGTCTCCTTTATATTGAATATATCCATTTTTGTCTATTGTAATACCTTTTGCAAGTATGCTTACTTTAGATGGAATAACCTCAAACTGACTGTTTAATGCTGCTGCTTTTTCAAAAAGTTCATAACTCATTTTTTATCCTTTTGTGTTTTAAAATTGTTTTTGTTGAATGTTTTTAATTGATTTATACTCATGTTACTTTCTCCTTAAACTTATACATCTAGGCTCTTTGTCTTCTTCTTTAATCCATTGCTTAACTTTTTTACCCTCATAAGCACGTCTTAGTATTGAACACTTAGAATACTTTGAACATTTTAAGCAATTAATATCTTCAAAATACAAGCCCTCACTTCCATTACTTGGAAAGAATGGCTTTGAGTTTTCAGGTACTTTTGGGATATTTCTTTTTTGTTTGGGATTTTCTCCAAATAAGTTCATGTCTTCTCCTTAAATTTATTTAAATAGTCCAACACGTCCACTCGCCTTTATTACTCTTTCTGTTGCTATTTCTGCAAAAGGTCTTTTTGTGTGCTCTTCTATTCCATTATCAAATCCTATATAATTTCTATTGTTAGCTTGACACTCAACTGCAGTTGTTCCACTTCCCATACAATTATCGACTATTAAATCACCCTCATTAGTAAAAGTTTTAATAAGGTACTCAATTAATGCTCTTGGTTTTTGTGTTGGGTGATAGTGTTCTTTTTGCTTATCAGTTGAAAACTTTAAAACAGTTCTTGGAAATCTTTCAGTACTGCAGTAATCTTTTAGATGGATAACTTTTCCATATGTAGTACTCGGTTTACATTTTGCCTTGCTCTCTTTTTTGCTCTCTTTCTTATGCCCTTTAGTTTTTATAGGGTTATAAGTTGGAAGTTTTTTATAAAAAACTAATATATTTTCATGTGCTCTTAACGGCATTTTTGAAGCATTTAAAAAACCTTGTGCTTGAGTCTTTTCCCAAATGATTTCATATCTAAAGTCTTTAGGATTTGAATTAATCAAATAAGTTGTAAATGGTTGTTGAGAAAAAAGGAGTACCACGCCATCATCTTTTAATATTCTATTGTAGTGATGCCATAAACCTTTTTTTGAATGTCTTTTCCATATCTTTTCTGCTAACTGAATAGGTCTACCTTTTTTATAGCAATAAAGAAAAAAATCATCTTTATAAAATACTTTTTTATTTAATTTTAGATGGTCGTTCATTTCAATAATTACATCCCATTTATTATTAGTAGTTCCAAAAGGTAAATCACATATAACAGCAGATACAGAATTACTTACAACTCTACTTAATCCTATCATGCAATCTTCATCATATATTTTATTAATTTCCATTGTAGGTGGTTGATTTATACTCATAATATTATTCCTTGATTGTTTTCTACTAGCATAAAAATTTAATTTCATAAAGGGATTAAAGCTCTATAAACTAGAAGTCTTTAGTACCTTTAAGAAATTTTTTTATTATGGCAATATTTTAAAAATTGATTTATACCTTACCTGCGATTTTCACTAAGTGAATTTAGAATGTAGGTAAATATTTTGAAAGGAGATGTCATGTATGAATTAATTACTAGATTTATAAATCTTGTATTACTCATTTTAGAACTACTATCTCATTATCAGGGATAGTAGTTTTCTTTAATTTTCAGACATAAAAAAAGGCACAACCGAAGTCATGCCTTGTATTATCTAAATTTACTTAAACCTTATTTTGTCTTTATTGACTCTTCTATCATCCCAAAGACAAAAGAGTTTTGCTAGTGCTATGATAAGAGCAACTGCTAGTATTCCACTTCCTATTGTTTCTAAATCAAAGCTCATTATTGTACCCTTTCAAACTCATATACAAATACATAAGGATTATCTTCCCATTTGTAGCCTTGTTTTGCTGTTGAGTTCCATATTATCTTTTCAAACCACTGAAAAGAACTTAATCCGTATCTATCTGAATATTCTGGTATAAACCCCTCTGCATATACATCATCTAATCTTATATCTTGTAACCTCTCAACTCTTACATTTGTAACCTTTAAGAAGATACGAGCGTATTTTTTAGGCATATGGATAGATGGTTTCCATGGAATATTAATATTTTCTCCGCCCCAGTCTATCCAGTCTTTAACAGTATCATCTGCTCTATAAAATACAGTTAATGGATTATTTTCACATTCTTGTTCTGTGCCATCAGGAAGTCCAATTATAAAAGTTTCTCTTACATAAAGAATATCATCCACTTTGTATTTAGAATGAGTATCTTTAAAAGCTTGTCTTTTCATAATCCATTCTTCGCAGATTTTTTCTTTTTTAATAATTCTTCTAATTTGTGTTTTCCTACCATCTAAAATAGCTTTAACCATTTCAGTATTAAATAGTATTGGTTTTGCGTTTTTTAGTAATTCATTCATGTGGGTAATCCTCTCCTTAATATATAATCTAAACAAAGTCTTGATACTCAAAACTCAATTTAAACTACATCTGATATAATCTTTCACACTTTTTAGTGAAATTAGAGATTAAAGTTAGGACAATGAAGAGTTTTATTGCTCTTCATTATTCTTTTATAACTACATCCCAACAGCATCTGCTAAAGCATCATCAATTGTTGCAGGGTCATTTAGATATTGATTTAAAGTATTATCATTTTTCCCATAGCACCATTTACCTGCTTGTTCTTGTGTTGCACCTCTATTTACTAGCTCTTTTACCATCAAATCTTTTGGTGTTTCAATCTCAATCTCAATAGTGGTATCTTTTTTACTATTTGAAAGTGAGTTTAAATCAGTTGGTTGTTGTACTGTTACGTTATTTTGTGGTGGTTGAACTTTATAAACTTCATCTTCTTTTGCAACTAACTCCACCAAATCATCTTCAATAGGTAGTCTTGTAACTACATACTTAATAGCCTTAGCTTTGTACATTTCTTCTGCCCAATCAAGCCAGATATATTGAAGTTTTCCTTTTACTTGATTTTGAGATTTTAATCTTAACTTTTCAAGTTTTTTAAATGGTACAAATTCTGTTACAATATAATCATCTTTATCTTTTGCATAAACAATTACACCAATTAAATTTGTATAAATCCAATTTCCATCATCTTCATTTCTTTTTTCATAATCAGGTTCTAAGATAATATCATCTTCAAAACCACCAAACTTATATTCAAAGTTATCACACTTATAAACAGGTACTGCCTTAAACTTCCATCCTGCTCTATAACCTAATTGGATATAGCCTTTATATCCAACTTGTAGCTGTGCAACTGTAAAGCCACCTTTTATTTTAAATGGTACTACATAAGCTTGTCCAAATAATGGATTTGGATTAAGCCCTGCTTGTACAATTTGAAAACCTACATCAATAACACTATCAACATTACAATCTACAAGATTTTTATTTTGTGATAGTTGTACTAAAGCACTTCCAAACTTTGAAGCTTTTCTTTCATCTTTCCCAACAAGAGTATTTATTTGCTTCATCTTCGTAGCAACTATTTGTTTTGCCTCTTGTTCTCTTACTGCTAATTGTTGATTTTTACTCATTTTATTCTCCTAATTCTAATTGATTTAATCTCCATGATGGTAAATCCATCAATTTAAAAAACACACTTTTCTCTGATTTTTGGTAGTTGGTTATATTTTCAATAACCTCTGTATATAATGCTCTTCCATCTTCAATAAACCTATCTGTTATCTGTACTGCAAAAGGCTCACATGGACTTTCACTTGGAACACAAAGAAAAGCAAAATAATCAGCTTTATATCCTGCAAGTCTTAGAGTATCAATATAGAAAGCAGCTTGTAAGTGATAGCCATATTCATAAGCATCTTTAATAAACTTGCTTGGACTGTTATACCTTGTAGTTTTTACATCATAGATTATTCCAAGATGTGGATCATAAGCATCAACTCTTACTTTTCTGATAAATTCATTATCTCTCACAAATAAACTTTGTTCATTTTGAGTTTTATTTAATATATAATCAAACATCAATCTTCCATTGTGAATCATTATTTGTAGCTTTTCACTATTAGCAGGAGTTAATCTATACTTAGTCATTAAAAATTTATTTGGCTCTAACAATGCTTCATGTGTAGCAGTTCCCATCATCAAAGCAGGGCTTTCAAGTCTTTTTAATTGTCCTCTTAGGTCATAAAGCTTTGGGTCTTTCCAAGCAGTTTTAAGCCCACTTGCTGAAATACCATCTATGCTATGATATTCTTCATTTTCAAGTTGCATAGGACCTATAAACTTATTGAAAGGAAAAGGGAAACTTTTTGTTTCACCTATCCCTGGTATATTTATATCTAGTGGTGCACTCATTACTTTATCCTTTAAAGTTGTTCAAATTCTTTTCTTAATGTTTCTAATTTTGTATTAATATCATTACTCAATAAGACTTTCACAACATTTTTTAAATCTTTTGGAATCAATATGCTATCATTTTGGTTTAAATCATGTCTAATTCTTAATCCATTACGGTCATTATCATTTGTATTAAAAGAACTTACTATCATTTTTTGTTCTTTTTCAAGTTCTTCTATTTTTTTTGATAACTCTTTTGCTTTTTCTAATTTGTCAATTGTCATCTTACACCTCAATTCCATGTATCTTATGATAAGCATCTTGACAATAGTTTATTTGATGTAAACAATCATCAATACCATTATGTTTTACTCCCTCAAATTTATATGCGAAAGTATTTATCTTTGCAGCATAAGCAAGAGTTCTAACATCTTTATGGCAGTAGTAAGGAATAGCAAATTTAATCCCATGTCTTTTATAAAGATTTTCAACTATTACATTGTCAAAGGTTGCACCATTTCCCCAAAGTTTAATTTTGCTTGGAGCACTAAAATTATCTCTTACCCAATCATTAAATTTTTCTAAAGCCTCGTTTATATCAACTTTTTCAAGTCTATCAAGCATGGCTTTTGCTTCATCACTTTGTTTTTCCCACCAATCTAATGTTTCTTGGTCGATAACAGCACCTTTTTCAAGTTGTTGCTCTTCATTTAGTCCTATTTCAAACCCATCTCCAACCTCTTTGCTACTCATATCAAAGATAACAGCACTTATACTTACTACAAGTGCATTACTTGTATTTCCTTTTGTTTCTATGTCTAACATTATGTGATTCATCTTAATTTACCTCTATATTTTCTAATGGGAATCTATCAGCTTTAATCATATTGATTACAGCACCAATAACTTGTTCATCTGTTGCAACTGCAGGAACTCTAATTTTAATAGATAGTGTTTTGCTAACTTTTCCATCGCTTGGAACTTCTTTTTTATCTTCCACCACTTCATCTTGAATAGCTTTTAAGTGCTCTTCTTGTGATGATGTATCTATGCTTTTTGCCTTTGGTTGCTCTAAATCTTGTTGTCTTTTGATACATTGTTGTTTTAGTTCATATGTTGCAACTTCATCATAAGATTTTAGTTCAAGATTTATTCTTACTAGAGTTCCTAAATCAGCAGTTCTTATTTGCCCCTCGTATCTTGCATGAAGTTCATCTTTTAAAGCTTTTTGTTCATCAATAAGTTTTTGTTTAGCTTCACTTTCTGCTTTTACTTTTTCTTGCTCTTTAACTTTTTCATTTCTTATCTTTTCAGCATCAATAAGTGATTGAAGTCTATTATTATAAGTTGCATCATCTTCATATAAAAACCCTTGTATATGTTCAACAGTCAAAGGCTCAATACCTTGCTTATAACACTCATTTTCAAGTTGTAATATTCTATTATCAACTTTTGTTTGAAGAGTTAATTTCTCATTTACTCTTTTTTCAACTTCTTCTTTACCTGCTTTACTTATAACAAGTTTTGCCGTTGCATACTTACTAAGTGTCATATCATCTAAAGCAATTGTTCTGAACTCTTCTCTTAGTCCTACTTCATCATAGTATGAGTTTAGATACTCAATACAATTTGTTAAGATAGTTGCTCTTTTTTGTTCATCAAAAACATCAAGACCTTTTTTGATTTCCTCTTGTTTATTTGTGATAAGATTGCAATAACCTTTTAGATTAACTTCAAATTCATCTATGTGTTTCATTTCATCTTTTTTCTTAGCAATTCTAAAGTTACTAATAAACTTAGCTGTTTTACTTAGTTCTTGTGAACTTGATTTCATAGCATCATAGTTTTCCATAGTTACGATTGAATTGTAACTATCATCTTGAAGTGCATTTTCAATCATTGCTTTAACTGTTGTATGCTCTTTGTTTATTTCGACAATCTTCGATTCTTCTCTAAAGACTGTAATTACTGATGGTAATTTTGTTGGTTTTTCATTTTGGCTCATGTTATTTTTCCTTCCTCTTCTTCTTTTAAACTTTTTCCACAAAAAGGACAAAAAGATAAAGCAATAAAATGTTCATCTTTTGTTTTATTAGCAAATGGAGTTCCATCTTTTTTTATACTTCTATATTCTTTCTCTACATATAGACCTACACCACAACCACCATCAAATCTTAAAACTTGACCTTTCCAATCACATTTAAAATCTAAAACCTCTTTTTTAGGTTTTAATACTTTACTTACATTCTCTAAAACTGTTTCAAAACAATTACATTGCATTTCATTTCCTCTCTATTTATTATTTGTTTATTAATTGATTAGCTTCATCTAAAAGCTTATTAGCTTCATATTCAGCACTTCTTACAAATCTATATGTTGGAACTCTTGGTGTAGTCATAATCTTTCTTTTAGGCTCATTACTACTTAACTCTGTTGCTACTTCATTTGCTAGACTATCAAAGAACTCTTTGCATGAATAACTTCCAAGAGTTGTTGGTGTAAATATTGCATCATCACCAAATAAATTACACTCTTCCATGATTTTAAGCATTGCTTGTTCTATGATTAGTTTTGCTTTTTTGTACTCTTTGTCATAATCTGACATACTCATAACATCATCATTTACATTTGCTATTGCATTGTTAATAGTTACATGTTTTAAAGCATCTTCTATAACTTGACTTTGTGGTCTTCCACATTCTGCTAATGTTCTTCTTGCTTTTTCTACTACTGTTGGGCTACTCATAATCTACTCCTTTAATATTTTGATTATTCCACATATAAACCACCACGTATTAAAAAAAATCAAAATCTCCTTTATGCTTTATTTCAAAAAATAAGTGTGCTAAATACTTAAAATTGTGTGGTGGCTTGTATGTAGAATACAAATCTGATTTAATGTTTTAGGAAATTTCTTACCTTTTGTTTACAGGAAATAATCAGTAACCTGTTTTTAAATGGCACTTGTTTTTAGAACTACAAGGAAACTCACCGACTTAGTCGTGGCAAACAACTCGTTTGCTTGTTTTGTTAAAAAAATTCTAACACTTTTAAAATTAAATAAAACTTAAAATGTAAGAAAAATTCTAACAAAAATGAAAATTCTTTTAAATGTGATGATATTTGTATGAAGTGTTATATATTAATAAAGTATTGATTTTGTATTATGTGTAAGATATTGTCTAATGTTTTGAATTTTAATATTTTGATTTTAAATCATGTCTCCGACATTCATGTCGGGAACATAAGAAGAAATATGTAAGATGTTAATAAGTGGTGCTATTATTGGATTAAAGACAAGAGGGTATTTATATTATGTATTATGTATTTCATAGTTCATTACCTAATCTTTCTTCAATATCATAATCAACTGATGTGTTATCATTCTCAAATCTTATAAAGTTAAAATGTAAGATAATTTTTTCTTTTCCTTGTTGTTTTTTGACTAAATTAAACTTTGCATCCTGAATAGCTTTTCTTAATAGTCTATCGACACTTGGTTCTTCTGTTTGCTCTATATATTCTATATCTGTAATATTCCTATTATCATCTATCATAAAAGAGATAGTCACTTTTTCATTATAATTGTTTCTAAGATATTTTATTTTTCCTACAAGATATTGACCGACTCTTAATTCATTGATAGGCTTTTGGCTAACACTATTTACAGAATCATAATAATCTTCTTTTACTTCTGTATTATATCTATTTACTGCAGTATCAAATGATGTAGTTCCATTATCAACTAAACTTCCATCAGGCATTACTGTTTTGCTTTTACCTCTTGCAATATTAGTATAAGATAATGGAATAGTATAGTAAGTAATAGTGTTTATATTTTTTGTATCATGTCCTTTTAAATCTCCACTTATGAGCATACTTTCAAGACCTCCTGCATTTAAAGATGATGAAAGTACAAGAGTAAATATTAGAAGCTTGATTTTTTTATTCATATTTATCCTTTTTGTATAAATAAATGATTGAGAAAATTGTCAATCTAACGGCTAATATAATTGGATATAATTCAAAAATAAACCCTTTTAAAGTTTTTTGGGGATGCTCAACAAAATATAAAAGAATATTTTCATTTTTAATAATACTAAAAAGTATCAATGTAAAAGTAAAAGAAAATAAAAGCCATATCCATTCTCTAGCAATGATTGTTAAGAACAAATGTTTTGACATATGCTATCTTCCTATCATCTTCAATCTAGCTGCTCTGTTGTTTACCTTAGTTTTAATAATACTAATTACTTTGTGAACTTCTAGTCTATTTAGTGTATCTTCATCATCCAGTCTTATTGTTTTTGTTTTGAAGTTATCTGTACTATTTATAGGTACAAACTGCATAATATGTGCTTCATTATCTATTACTAATACTTTTACAGCACTTTCATCATCTATTTTATAATGAACAATATCACCATTTGCAGGTTTTATTTCTGGATCAACAATCAGTTCATCACCATCGTTTATTTCTGATGACATACTATCACCACAAGCAATAAGAGAATATAAAGACTTTTTCCAATTTCTACGACTAACATATGACTTTTTATTGAAATCTTGAAGAGTGCTAACATCACAAGCACCACATGAAGTATTAGCTACTATTGGAACAGCTTTAACTTCTTTTTCTTCTTCTCTACCCTTTAAAAAATCAATAGTTACACCAAAGTGAGTAGCAATTCTTTCAAGTGCAAAGTCTGGGAAGTTTACTGACCCAATTAAATAACCACTTAGATTAACTCTTTCTTTTGGCTCAATTTTATCTTTTTGGTAAATTATTCTTGCAAGGTCTGTTTGCTTTTTAATTCCATGCTCTTTCATTAATTTTGTAACAATTTCTCCAGTTTTCATAAGTGCCTTTTCTAATGTGTTAATTATTTCCTTACATTTTATCTTAATAGTGTTAGAATTTTTCTTTCACTTTTAAGCAAACTCTAATTTTTATAGTGTTAGAATTTTTCTTACAAATTAACGGAGTTTGAACATGAACAATAACCAAATTGCAAAAAACAATGATTTTATTACTAGACAAACCCTTGCCTCTTGGGAAAGTGGAATATCAACTCCCCAAGAAAATAAGATAAAAATGCTTAAAGAACAAGGGGTTAATGTTGATAGATTTATTTTGCCTGTTTTTAACAAGTTTAGTAAATATCTTTCAACCCCTATTAAAACTATACCAAACCCAAAAGCCGAAAACAAGGTTTATAAGGAGAATAAATAAATCATGAGAACAGATATAGAACAACAACAATATAGACACTTAAAAAGAAAAATGATAGCTAAGTGTGATGCTAAAAATATCAAATGGGCTACATATTATGCAACTCTACTTGGTATTGGTGGAAGTAACCCAGAGCAAGTTGTAACAAATGTATTCAATGAAGATAGAAGAAGATTTACAAGAGAACAATTAGCACTTATTTATGTTGATTTAGAAGAACACACAGATGTTAGACCTTTCATCCAATGTGAAGTAAAAAGTGAAGTTCTTAAAACTATGGCAAGAATAGGAAAAATATCAGAAAAGATGGAAAAACACTTTGATGACAAAGAAGAAATAACACTTGAAGAAATCCTGCCTTTAGTTCCAGAAGCAAGAGAGCTTTTCTCTTTATCAGATTTACTCTATCAAAGAGTTTTAGAAACCAAAGCACAAGCATAAGGAGTTAGTTATGAAAATGCACATAGACGGAGAGAAACACAATTTTCCACAGATAAAAGATAAAAAGAAAGTAACTGTTGCACCAAAGATTGATTTGAGTGGTGCTGTTTTGATTGAAATTAAATAAGAAAGGATTTAGATGAAAAAATATATTGGAACGAGGATTATTTTAGCAGTCGCAATGACAAGACTTGCTTACAATGAATTAAGAGGTTGGACATTGCCGTCAGATGAGAATGGAGAAGATAAAGGTTTTAAAGTAGAGGATGCAGAAACAAAGCATGTTTCTTGGTTACCAGAAGAAGAATTTAATAATCTCTACAGCGAGACAAAAGGAATGACATTTGGTGATGCAATTGAAGCTATTAAGAAAGGATATAAGGTTGCAAGAGCAGGATGGAATGGAAAAGGTATGTTTTTATTTTTAGTTCCTGGTAGTAATTTTAAGGTAAATAGACCACCACTTTTAGGAATATATCCAGAAGGTGCAGAAATCAATTATCAACCACATATTGACATGAAAACTGCACAAGATACTGTTGTGCCTTGGTTAGCTTCACAATCTGACATATTAGCTGATGATTGGCAAATAGTAGAAGATTAATAATTTCATAGAGCATCTTTTGGGTGTTCTATTGAGGCTTATTAGTCCATGTAGCAAAGTAAATCGAGATACTGATTAATGATTATGAATGATTGACCCTAAATCTAGGGTGTGATAGAAACTGTTAATCAATTGCTATAGTCTCAACAAAAAAGGGTAGATACCACCGCCAAAGTTTTATCTACCCTATACACCGATTGAGTGCCTTATGATTATATCTAAAGGCTTATAAAACTTTTTATTAAACCAACTCCTATGTTTTAATCTACTCCTACGATTGGTAGGGGTTGGTTGTTTTCATAGTTGATTTAATAAAGGCTATTATCGTAGGAGATAAATTATGAGTGTAAATGAATCATCAAGACTAGCTTACAAACAAATTGCAAAAGATGGAACTCTTACTTTCCAAGAGCAATTGATACTAACTTACATACAAAGAAACCCAAAACAAACTAGAAGACAAGTAGCAAAAGCTTTAGACCTTGATACTTCAACAGTAAGTGGCAGAGTTAATGGATTATTAGAAAAAAGACTTGTAACAGATACTAAAAAGGGTAAATGTCCTTTGAGTGGTAAGACTGTTGGATTGTTGGAGGTATTGTAATGGAAGAGATAATTAGTAAAGAATTATTGAGTGAGGTATTCAACAAAGAGGTAACTAATATTCTTAGCGAGACAGATTCAAAAGTTTTAAAAAATCACATTGTAATAAATTTTACAAATGGAGACATATTAAAGATAAATATTCATGAATTAACCTATAAGTGCAAAGAGTGGGCTTTAAAAGAAAATTTTAGGGTGTCAAGTCAAATGATTGAAAGAGGAATAAAATTTAGTGACGGAATTAATGGATTTATAGTTGTTCATACTTGCAATAGAGAAGTTTTTAAAGCTAGAGCAGACACAGAACCCGAAGCAATATTCAAAGCGTGTCAATGGATATACGAAAGACTTCAAAATGAGTATTAAACTAATGTCAAAAGCTTGGGAAACAGACCAAAGAGGAAATGACTTGTTGGTACTACTTGCTTTATGTGATTTTGCAAGTGATGAGGGTGTATGTTTTCCGTCACTAAGTACTCTTAAAGATAAAGCAAAAGTAAGTAAAACAACACTTACTTATATACTTAATGCTTATGAAGAAATAGGTGCTATTACTAGAACTCAAAGAAAAAGAGAAAACAAAAGTGATACTTCTACTTTATACAAAATAAATACTCTAGTTATAGACTCAAATAAATACAAAGAGGCTTATCAAAAAGCAAGAAAATACACTCCAAAAAGTTCACAATGTGAACACCATCTTCAAGATGAAAAAAATCACAATGTGAACACCCAAACTGCAAATTGTGAACACCTTGAACCATCAAGCTTTAACCATCAAGATAAAGAAAAAAATAAAAAAGAAACTTTGCCTGATGTAAAACCACAAGATATTATTCATGCATATCGTGAGTTTATCTGTAATCTAAATTCAAAGGTAAAAGAAACAAAATCTCTAAATGCCTTAGTATTAATTCCAAAGGACCAACAAAGAGAAGTTTATTATCAAATCATCCAAGGCTTACAACACTACGGGATAGTAGCAAAGGCTGAGAGTAGGGAAGATAAGTTTTTAATAAATCTACTTGCCTTTATCGAAGATAAGATTTATTTGGACTTTCAAAACTTGCCAAAGATAGTACCAACAAAGCCAACTACTCAAAGTACTTGTAACCTGGTAGATGAAGTTTTAGGAAGAAAAGAAGAGGTTGAGATTATAGATGCAGAGGTGTTGTCATGAGCATTCAAGAATTCACATCAAACGATTATATCAAACTAATCATAGATAATCTAAATATCAAAACAGAGAATAATATAACTATTCTTGATATAGAAAAATCAATTATGCAAATCAAAAAACCAATAGAGTTTTTAGCATATATAAAAGCAAATCAAGGCAAAGATAAATACAAAGGTAAAACAGGTTATCAAATCTTAAATTTGATGATAGAGGACTTTAAAACAGAAGTAATAGAAACTATCAATGCAAAGATAGAAAGTAAAGCAGGAAAGCTAATAGAGAAAGTTAAAAGTTGTTTGAAATGTTTTGATTTAAAAGCATGGGAAGAGGGAATAAATAAAAGTGAAGTTTTAGAAACTATGAATTTTTCATTATTTAGACAGGATGATGAATTTATTTTTACAGATGAAGAACTAAATGCACTTAATAAAATAGGCTCTTTTAAATATTGGTTTGAAGTAGATGCACTTGGAGATATTTATAAACTTCAAAAAGAGTTAGAGAGCAACATGAGAACAAAAACTGTCTCTTTATTTTTTAATCCTTTGAAAAAAGAAGAGTTGCCACAGATAGTACAAGTAAAAAATGATGATGCACTTGTTCTTGAAAAGATAAAGGCTCACAATGAAAAATAATAAAAGAAAGTTAGATCCAAAAGAGATTAAGCAAATAGAGTATGACAGAGTAATAAATACTATGAAAATATTTAATCATAAAAATTTATTGATTCACAAACAAGTTGTGAAAGAAGAAGTATTTAATGCTGCAGGAAATAGATTATTGAATTATAGGAGTGAGGGATGATAGAGTTAATAAAAAGATATTTGTATAACAATAAGAAAAGAGATGCATATCAAGCAAAAATTATAGCTATTAAAGATGGACAAGAATGTTTTAATTTTTACGTAAAATTAACTATTGGTGCAAAAAAATATCCTACTAGAAGAGACATAGCAAAAGCATATGGATATAAAATATCAAGTAATATAAAAAAATATAGTAATTTTAAAGGTTGTAGGATTGAGGTAATAATCATTTCAAAAATTGGAACTTTTAAAAGAAAACAATTAGTAGAGTTCTAACATGACAGCCCCATACACTAAAAAGCAACAACTCCACCAAGTAAAAAAACCAAAAAGAAAAAGATGTAAAAATAAAGAGTGCAATAAACTTTTTGTACCTAAAAGAGAAATGCAACCTTGCTGCTCTTATGATTGTGAGATTAAATATCTTAGTGATCCAAAAATATTACAAAAACATATTGAACATGGAAAGAAGTTAAGAGAGAAAGAAATCATAAAAAAGAAAAAAGCTTTTAAAATGAATGATACTAAGAACTTAACAGAAATAGCAGAAAATGTTGTAAATAAATATATAAGGCTAAGAGATAAATATGAGGTTTGTATATCTTGTGAAACTCCTCATGCTAAATGGGATGCAGGACACTATGAAAGTGTAGGGAGTGATAAACAATTGAGATTTAATACTCTAAACATACATAAACAATGCTTTTATTGTAATGGTCCTATGAGTGCAAATAAAACAAAATATAGAATCAATCTAATTAAAAAAATAGGACTTGAAAGAGTAGAAAGATTAGAGAACGACCACAGCATAAAGAAATATGATGTTGAGTATTTAACTAAGTTGATTAGAGTATTTAGAAAAAAGATTAAATTATATGAGAGGTTGTTTAGATGAATTTAAAAGATATTCAAACCCAGTTAAAAAATGAACTTCAACATAAAATAGAAAATGAAATAAGGGAGCTTATTGAACCAACAGTAAAGAAAATAGCGGTTGATTTAGCTTCAAATGTTCATACAATGATTATTTATGAAAGTCATTTGAAAAAAGTAACAGAAAGTTTTGTTTCTGCAAACTCTATACCTAGTGGACTTTTAGGAACTTTAAAAGATGGGATGACAGCAGTAAAGATTAGTTACGAAAAAGGTAATTTTAAAGCTGAAGATGTGACAGATAGAATATTTAAAAAAAGGGGAGCAAGTGAGTAGAGTACCAAAGTCACACACCACACAGATAAGACCAAGTGTTGAAATAGATACAGCAATAACTCTTGAAGCTTTACAAAAAGGCAAACCACTTGGTAAAGTTATTGAAGAACTCTTAAATGATAGCCCTAAGTTTAAAGCCAAGAAAGAGGAGTTAAAGAAGTTTAAGGAATAGTTTTTAAAAGTTCACTACTTAAACTTCTTAAAGATCTTTTGAAATTATTACTATTTTCATAAAATGCACTACATAATTTTTCTAAAATTACAGCATCATTACTTTCATCAGAAAGGTTAACTATTCTGTTTGATATTGTATCTTTTGATAATTCAACTTGTGAATATATATCAATTAATTCAGGAGTATAAATATTAATTATTGCGTTAAGTTTTTTTATATTTTCACTTAAATCATTTTTAGGTGTAGTTAAATATTTTTCTTCATCAAGTTTCTCTCTAATATTATCCATATCTTTCTTTAAGTAGCCCATTTGAAAGCCTTTTAGATAAGTATCAAAGAAGTTTATATATGATACCTCCCATTTCTCATATCTATAATAAATGTCTTCTAATTTTGAAAGTTTGATTTTTAAATTATCATATTTATGTTTTTTACTTTCTATTTTAGAATTAATAAAATATGTACCTATTGCACCTAATATTCCACCTAATATTGTAAAAGATGGAGCAATGATACTATTTAAATCAAAAGCATTTTTAACTTCTTCCACATAAATCCTTTTTATTTTAATTATATCAAATTTTATTAGCACCTTTTTTCACTCCCTTACAAAAATTCTTTAAATAACTAAAATTACTCTATGAGTAAACTAACAGTCAAACAAGAAGCAGCTATACAAAACTTTTTAATCAATGGTGGTAATAAAACAGCAGCTTATAAGAGTGCTTATTCTACTTCTAAAATGAAAGCTAAGACAATCAATGAAAAGGCATCAAGATTCTTTGCAGATGACAAGGTAAGGGCAAGGCTTCAAGAACTCCAAAAAGAGACAGAAGAAAATAATAAAATAACAAGAGATTGGGTTTTAGAACAAGCAAAAAAGTTAGTTGATAGGTCGCTAGACCCTGAAGCTATCTTTACAAAAAAAGGTGAGTTTACAGGTGAGTTTAGATTTGATTCTTCTGGTGTCAAAGGTGGACTAGAAATCATTAATAAAATGCTTGGATATAACGAGCCAGATAAGAGCGAAACAGTAGTTAGTGAAACTAAAACACTTCCAGATTGGTATAAACCTAAATGCTAGAACTTACAGAAACTCAAACAAGCTTTTCAATAGAAAACACTTTTGAAGTGGATGAATTACTTTTTGGTGGAGCAGTTGGAGGTGGAAAATCTTTTTCATTGGTTGCAGATGTTTATGAGTACTTGAAGCTTCCAAAGGCAAGTGCATTATTATTTAGAAGAACATTCCCGGAGTTAGAAGAATCAATCATAAGTAAATGTTTAGAATTTTATCCACAAGTAGCATATAAATATAATGATTCTAAAAAGATAATGACTTTTATTAATGGTTCAAGATTAAAGTTTGGGTATTTAGAAAATGAAAAAGATAAGTTTCGTTATCAAGGTGGAGAGTTTGGATATATAGGGTTTGATGAACTTACACACTTTTCTATGTCTCAATACTTGTATCTAAAGTCAAGAAATAGGAATACAAAAGGTTATCCAAATGTATTAAGAGCAACTTCTAATCCAGGTGGAGCATATCATCAATGGGTAAAAGAAAGATTTATTGATATTGGAGAGCCAAACAAAGTTCATGAACTTGTTGAAACTATGAATGGAAAGGAATATGTAACAAAGATTTTATATATTCCCTCACGACTTAAAGATAATCCACATTTAAATGAAGATGAATATACAGCAAAACTAGTGCACCTACCTGATACAGAAAGAGAGGCTTTACTTAATGGTAATTGGGATTTATCATTTGGAGAAGTATTTACAAGAGAGCATTTTAAAGTAATAGACCAAGAATATTTTGAAAATATGACTAAGGTAGAAGTAGAAGATGATTTCTTTGATGTTGAAGATGGTTATGGTGATTCGGAGTTAATAAACTACATGACACTTGATGTTGCAGTAACAAATAGTAAATCTTCTGATAGTTCAGCTTTTACTATGGGGTGTATTGATGTAAATAACAACAAGTACATAAAGAAAAGTATCAAGAAAAAACTATTATCTGATGACCTTTTAGAGCAAACTTTAAAATATGCAAGGGATTACAATGTTCAATTTATTGGGGTTGAAGATAGTGCCATATCTAAGACATTTATTGAGAACTTAGAGAAAGCAATTATAGATAGAAACTTGCCTTATATAGTTATTAGATTAAAACCACAAGGTAGAAACAAAGAGGCAAGAATACAACAATATATCCTAACAGCATATAACCAGAACAAACTTTATTTTATAGGAGCGGTTGATGAAGAACTAATAAGTGAAGCAATTAATTTCCCAAATGCAATACATGATGATGGATTAGATTCTTTAGCATATTTTATTGAAATGGGTAACACAGTTTTAGAAAGATGTGGAGGTTTGAAAAATGATTTAAGTTATGAGCCAACAAGAGGTGTATGGTAATGCAATCACAAGAATTTGAATCATTGAGAGAGGCAATACCAGCAACTGCAATATTAACAATAGGTATGCACTTAAGTGAAGAACATTTAAAGACTTTTATCGCCTATATTATTTGCAAAGAACTAGCAGGAAACACATTGTATTTACCTTTAAAAGCACACCATAAAGAGTTTACAAAACTTCTCTTAGATTTGCAAATGCCACAACCTAAAATTAAGGAGGTATTGAAAAATGAAATAAACCTGGATAACAGGACTATAAATAAGATATTTAAGGAATATAGAGATGAGTAGCAATATTGTAGATAGCAAACTGACTGATTTAATTGCTCATGCAGAAGAGGGTTTTGATTATCATAAAAAAAGTTTTTTATGTTTTGAAAGAATGTATTTTAATGAGTTAGACAAAGAAACATATGATTCATTAGGTGAAAGAGGTAAATCAAGACTTAGTTTTCCAAAAGCAAGAGCAAAATGCAAGAGAGTATCAAAAGAGTTAAATAGAGCATATTTTACTAATGATAAATTTGCAAGTATATCTCCTGATTCAGATAATGAGACAGAAGAAGTAATTCAAGCTATTAATAAACTAGAAAAAGCAACCTCTTACTACACTAAAAATATGCAACTCTTTTCAAAGCTTCAACCCAATATAAGAAAAGTTCCATACATAGGAACTGCAATTGCCAAATCATATTGGGATGGTGAGAAAGTTGAGATAGAGAGTGTAGATATTGATGAAATCTTTTTTGACCCTGATAGCAGAAATGCAGAGGGTGTAACTCTAATCGTACATGACATATATAAAACAGTCGAAGAAGTTAAAGAACTACAAAAAAAAGGGCTTTATTTACGAATTGTAAATGCAAATGAAGTTTTTGGAAATGAAGTGCAACTATCTACGCAAAGAGTTAAGCTACAAGAGGTGTATAAGCTTGAAAAAGATGGTTATTGGTATGTATCAACCATATATAATAAAAGTATATCTTTCAGACACAAGAAAAAACTGAATGACGGACATCCTTTTACTTTTGGTGGATTAATGCCACAGTTGAGAAGAATAGGTGAAACAGAATGTGTCATGGCTTATTATGAGCCTTTAATCTTTGATGTGGAAAGTCTTCAAGATGAATATAACATCAGAAGAAATCAACAAATAGATGCAATAGCAAGTTTCTTAAATCCTAGATCATATATTCCAAAAACTGCAATGTTAAATCCATTGGACCATGAAAGACCATCGGGTCCTATTCCTGTTTTAAGTGCAGCAGGGATTATACCTGTTCCCCAACCAAATATTCAACCTGCAATGTTTGATACTCAAAACTTAGAAAACGATATGAGTGAGGTATCAGGTGTAAGTGCAATGATGAATGGAATATCAAGCGATACAAAGAAAACTGCAACTGAAAAAGGTATAGAACATTCAGAGGGTAGTGTAAACCTAGCAGATTATACAAGAAATTTTAATGAAACTTTCTTTGCACCACTTATAAGAAGAACAGCAATGCTTATATGGAAATATGCACCTGCCAAATTCTTTCAAGGTGTAGATAGAAGTTTAGACTTAAAGTTTAAAGTTGAATTTAATACAGGGCTTGGAGTTACAAATGATGTTGTCAAAAGAGAAAATTTAGGACAAGCATATTCAATGATGAGCGACTTATTAAAAGTGCAATTAGAGTTACAAGATGAAGATGCAAGATATACAGCTAAAGGACTAAAAAAAGTTGTAGCAGAAACATTGCCTCTAATTGGAATCAAAAATACAGAAGAGTATCTAGGAAAGGAAACAGAAGATGCAAGTTTTGGAGAATCAAATCGAACAGGAAATAACGAAACAGGAAATGGAAGCTTTTATGAACAGTAAAGGTTGGAAGATGATGTCACAACATTTAAGCAATCTATATCTAGAAGCAGAAAAAATGGTTACAGCAGAAACAATTGTTACTGATAAAGGCGTACAACAAGTAAGTAATTCTGTTAGGTTAGAAAATGCAAATAAAATGGCTATTGTGAAAAAAGTGATTTATTACCCTAGTGCAATATTAGAAACATTACAAGGATAAAAGCATGAAAAAGTATATTAAAAAAGAGGCAGATGTAACAGCAGTTGTTTATGATAAACAATCAAGTAAAAAACTTGCATTGATTATTGGGGTTTCAGTTTCAATTAGTGGAAATGCTTGGGAAGAACACCAATTTATTACAATTGGGGATAATAAAAATATTCCAATTAAAGTTGGTGATTATATTGTTAAAGATGATGGTAAGTTTAGAGTTGTTGGTGCTGTACAGTTTGAAGCAGATTATGAACTGCTAAAAATTGATAAAGCAAATAATACAAACAAATCAAACAATACTGATGATAAACAGCTTGAATCTATTGAAAAAGGTTTAGCTGCTGGTGCTTTAAAATTTGAAGATATGTCAGAAGATGATTTAAGATTGTATGCAAAAGCAAAAAAAGTGAAAAGTGCACACAATATGTCAATTGAAAAACTAATTACAAAACTAAATGAGGAGACAAAGTAATGGATAATACTCTAGAAGAACAAGCAATACAACAAATAATGGATAGTGCTTATGGTGGAAATCAAGAGCCACAAGTTCAAGAAATTGTTGAAGAACAAGCACCTGGTACTCAAATACAAGAACCTGCACCGCAAGAAGTAGTTGCACAACAAGAACAAACTCCTGCACCTGCAAGTAATCAAGTACCTGTTCCTACACCTGAAATGTTAGCTTTAATGCAATCAAATCAAGGGTTACAAGAATCAATTAACAGCATCAAGCAACAAATTGAGCAAAGCAACAAACCACAATTAAGTGATGAAGAAGAGGCACTTAATGAGTTAAAAGCAAAGCTAGGTTTTCAAGAAGTTACACAACAAAACGAGATGTTAAAAACTCAATTAGAACAACTTCAACAAACAATGTTACAGCAACAATTACAATCAGAGGTTGCACAGTTTAAATCAGAAAGACCAAATGCTGATGAAACTGCAATTATGGAATATATGTCAAAACTTCCACCTGAAACACAAAGAGCCTTAGACAATCCACAAGGTTGGAGAATGATAGATGATGTAATTTCTTCACGTTCACAACCACAGTCGCAACCTGACCCAATTGTTCCATCACAAAACACTCAAAACACTCAACCAACAGATACTTTTAACAAAGTACAAAAAGGTGAGAAAGTATCAGATTTAGATTTGGGTGATGCTTTACTTTCAGCAGCAGGATTTAACTCTTAATCCCCTGCTGAGACAATTACATTTCTTCTATTAGTTTTGCTTTATTCCTTTATTTATAATAGGTGTAAATTAGAATAAGGACCTACTATGCAATTTAGCGATATTACAAAAGCATTTACAAAACTTGGTGATTTTGCATCATCTGACACAGGACAAGGACTAACAAATCTTGCAGGACTTGGATTAACAGGTTATGGAATGTACAACCAAAACAAACTACAAAACAAGCAAAATGACCTCGTATCTCAAAATAATATGTTGCAATTACAAAACTATAATTACAATAAATCACTAAATGATAGATTGATTGCAAAAGAGAACATGGCACAAGATAATCTAACAAGTGCTTTTTCAGATTCTTTTGGTGGTAATAAAAAGAAAAAGAGTTTAGGGGATTATGCAGGTATGTATAATTTTGAGGGGTAAGCTATGAGACCTAATTTTATAAGTGCACCCAATCTAAATACCAATCTAAATACTGCATCACCAATAATGAGTTTTGGACAAACACTTATGAATAATGCACAAGATGGCTTGAAGTTCAATGAACAAAAAAGACAAAATGTAAAACTTGGTGATTATAGAGATAAGGTGTACAAAAATCAACTTAATCATAATCAAAATATAGAGGCTATACAAGGTCAAAAATTATCTAATGACTATATCACTAAAGATAAAATGTTTAATGAGACTAAAAGGCTTAATGATTGGAAAATGTCAAAAGATAATCCTGCAAATAGCATCACTAAAAATGGAACTGATATACAAAAGACATTAAGTGCAGCAGGAATTGACCCAAATAGTCCAACGGGATTACAGTTCCAAAAAGCAATGCTTGTTAAGAAGACACTTGTTCCAACTGTTGATAGTAATGGAAATACAGTAATGAAGCCTGTATCTAATTTTATGGGTGGAAATACTTCTCCAAATGATAACAATGTTTTAAATAATGTGAGTATAACAAAAGATACAAATGATATTGAGCCAAAAGATGTTGCTGATTTAAATAAATCAATTGAGATAGCCAATAGTATTGGTTATGCACATGATAATTGGAATCCAGGTTATACAGGAATGGTTGATGATTCTGTGAATTGGGCATTAAATAAAATAGGAGTAGATAATCCTAAAACTCGTAAATATAACGAATGGGTAGCTAATCTACAATCAGTAGCAAATGCGGCAAGAAATAAATCATTTGGTGCAGCACTAAGTGGTTTTGATATTGAAGAGTTTGCAAAAGAGTTTCCTGCTAGTAATGCAGGTGATGGTACAGTTATTCCAAAGTTAAAAGTAAAACAAGATATTTTAAATAATGCTCTTAAAAATACATATAACACATGGGTTGAGAAGTATGGAAAGGAAAGAGCAGACCAATATTTTTCTGGACTAAAGAATAAGGTAAATCACCCAACTCAACAAACACAACCAACAACCAACTTAAATGAAATATCAGATGAAGATTTGTTAAAAGCAATTAGGGGCCAATAATGAATAATATTACACAAGAACAAGCTTTAGAAATAGCAAAACAAAGAGGGCTAGTTCCTTCAGATTATCAACTTCCTAAAAAAGAGTTATCTAAAACAGAGGCTATGCAATTAGCTATCGAAAGAGGTTTGATAAAACCAAGAGAAGATGGAGCAGGGTTTCTAACTAGGACTAAGTTCTCTTTTGCAGATACAGATGCAGAGAGAAAACAAGTTCTTGATGATGAATATGGAAAAGGAAACTCATATAAAGTTGGTAATAGATGGCTTGTAAAAGATGATAAGGGTTGGAACTATGTCAATGAAGATGGTTTATCATGGGGTGATATTGGTAATATCGCAGGAGATATACCAGAAATAGCAGGAACAGTTGCAGGTGGAGTGGCTGGTACTGTTGCAGGACCAGTGGGTGCAACAGGTGGTGCGGTACTAGGTGGAGCAGCTGGGAAATCAGCAAGAGACTTAATTAAAAATCTTATAGGCATAAAAGAAACAAGAAATTTAGGTGAGAAATATTCAGATATAGGTAAAGCTGGGATAATGGGTGGTACTGCTGAAATGGGAGGACAAGCACTTGCAAAAACAGGGGGTGTAGCATTAACAAAGCTTTTAGCACCATTTAGGAGCAAAATGACACCAGAGTCTGTTGCAAGAAGAGATTTAGCAAGTAAGTATGGGGTTGAATTAACACCTGCACAAGTTACTCAATCACCAAGCCTAGGACAGATTGAAAATGTATTAAATAATAGAATATGGTCTAGCGATGCTCTTGCAAAATTTGCAGATGAAAAACAAATAGGTCCTTTTAATACTGCTATTAAAAATATAACTCCTGATAATGGAGCAGATGAAATTGGTATGTTACTTAAAGATTCAATAGTGAATACTAAAAATGCAAACAAAGAAATGTTCAAGAATGAATATGGATCAATTGCAAATCAGATTGATAAACCTATTGAGGTAGATAATCTAATCAATCAAGCAGGTAAGATTTTGGAACAAAACAAAAATATCCCAAAATCAGCACAAGATACAGCAGTAAAAATATCTAATGAAATCCTTGAAAATAGAACAAATAATATGTTATATCCTGAACTTAGTAAATTAAGAACAAATCTAGGTGATATGGCAAGAGGTGGAACAGTCACAGGTGATGTGGGAACAGGTCAATACAAACTACTAAAAAAAGCTTTAGATAATGATTTCAGTAATTATGCTACATATAATGGATTGGGAAGTATTAAAAATGATGTAGATGATGCATATAGAGTATTTAAAACTAGATATGAAGATAATGCAATTAAAAATATTATTGGTACAGATAGAAAACAAGCTATTGCACCAGAGAATGTTATTGACACAATTGTTAAGCCAAATAAAACAACAATGTTAGAAAGTACAATACAAGCAAGTAATAATCCAAACCTTGTAAAAGATGCAGTTATAACCAAGGTAATTGACAACTCAAAAATAGCAGACTACTCTAATCCAATGTATGGTAGTGATATGGTAACTCCAACTAGATTTGCTACACAAGCCAATAAATTTGGAGCGAACTTATCTAAGGTAGGGGCTGATGATGTGAGAGAACTTGGAAAGGTAGCAGAAAGCATCAAATTTTCAGATGCTTTTGCTAACCATTCTAATACAGCACCTACACTAATGAATAGTTCAATGTTTGGAATGTTAAACCCTTTAAATCTTGGAGGAAAAGCTTACACTTCAAAACTAGGTAGAAAATATTTAACTGATGGATTAATGCCAAAAGACAATAGTATTGGCAAGGCTTTAATACCTACGATAAAAGCAGGAATATATACACAAAGCCAATAATAAATAAAACACAAACCACTACTTTAAAAAAGGGCTAGATATTGAATTGTCTAGCCCTTTTTACATATATAACCCTAAATAATACATTTTTTCCCTTAGTTTTGTAAAGCCCTTTTGTGAAAATTGAATTACAAAAACAAATATTCACAAAAAGGAAAAAACAATGAGTATTACTTCTACTGGGTATGAATCACCCGCAACAGCAAGAGTTGGTTTAAAACCATCGGTCTATGACAAGATTTTATTAATTGGTGCAGATGAAACACCATTACTTAATCTTATTGGTACTTCAAATGTAACAAGCATTTCACATGGTTGGTTAATTGACCCACTTGCTGATCCTGCAAAAAATGCAAAAGTTGAGATTTCAGATTTTACAGGTACAGGAAAATCAACTAAACAAAAAAGAACAAATGAAGTTCAAATCTTAACTACTGATGTAGAAGTTTCTAAAACTATGCAAAAAGTAGCAACTTATGGTGGAAAAGAGTTAGCACATCAAGTAACTAAAAAAGCTAAAGAGCATAAAAGAGATTTAGAGTATGCATTGTTTGGTCTTGGAAGAGATGAAAATGTAAAAACTTCTGTATTTAAAGCTGCAACAGCAAGAGCAGATGAAACAGCTGCAGAAATGGCAGGATTTATGTATTACCTTGCAAAAAGTGATACTTCATTTACACTTGGGAAAAGAGGTAATGTATTCGCTTTTGATGATTCAGGTGCATGGGGAAGTGAAGCTTCAGGTTCTAATGATTTCAAAACATTAGATGAAGATACACTACACACAATTCTTCAATCAATCTATGATGCAGGTGAAACACCAAGTGATGTATTACTAGGTGCTGACTTGAAAAAAGCAATCAATAGAATTGCAACTAGACAATTTGGAAATGAAAAACATGTAAACAGTTCTGTTGTTTCATTAGATACAGATTTTGGAAAAGTAAACTTTAGATTGCATAGGTATCTAAGTTCAAAATATGGCTTAGGTGATGTGTTACTTGCAGGTAACTTTGAGTATATGAAAATGGGATTATTGCATCCAACAGAGTTGGAAGATGTAATTACTTCTAAAACTTCAAAAGCAAAAAGATACTACACAGAGGGTTGTCTTGAAGTTAGAAATGCAGATGCTTTCGCTGCAGGTGTTGGATTAAAATCTTAATTTTACAAAAAGCACTAGGGAAACTTAGTGCTTTTGATAAAGTTAATCAAGGATATTTTCATGACTTTTTTAGAATTTAAAAACTTTGTAAAAGACAACAAAACAGGAGAAATAAAACTTCCTGATAATAATGAAGACTATAAACCAACATTACAAGCATCACTTGAATATATTGCAAATAATATAGAACCAATAGATTTATTAACTGATGATGTTACGAAAGAAACATTAAGATGGGTGAATTATAATCAATTAATAAGACGTCCTATCGCAACAACAACTGATGAAGAAAAGATTGATATAGATGAACAATTGACTTATTCTGTTGCTTACCATTTTCTTGCCATGAAAACAAAAGATTTTACACAAAAAGCAAATTTTGAAGCCAAAAGAGATGAGATAATCAATACTTACACTTGGAATAACTATAAATTTTTACAATCATTGGGAGCACTTAAATGACACAAGACCAAATAGATGCATTAAAAGCATATTATTCAAATCCTACTACTGATAAAATTCAACCAAATTTTGATGATGTAAAAACTGTTGCTGATAATATCTTAAAGGTTATTGCTCTTGCTGATGCAATTCTGGATTCTGTATTTGAAACTGTTGATACAAATATTGATGATATAAAAATCAATGCAACTCAAAGTGCAAATATTAGCACTCTTGTAAGTATAAAAGACACAATGACTTCATTAGTTAATGATAAAGCTACTTTAGATAGCTTGTATGCTGACAAAACAACACTAGATGGACTATATGCATTAAAAAGTAAAATAGATAGTTTATTTGCAGATAAGACAAAACTAAATTCAATATACGATGATAAATCAATACTTGATTCAATATATTCAAAACTAAGTGAAATAACAACTGTAGTTGAGAATATAACAGAAATAGTTGATTCTTCATCAAATGCAACAATAGCAACAAATAAAGCACTTGAAGCAAAAGGTTTTAGGGATGAAGCAGAGTCTTTTAAAAATCAAGCTCAAGCTATTGCTGGTGGAGAAGTATTAGCAGAGGATGTAAAGTTTAGTGATGATAGCAATTTAGAAGATTATAAAACATCAATATTAAATATAAGTGATGTTATTGATAACTTAACTTCAATAGATGCAAACAAACCTTTATCTGCTAATCAAGGGAAAATTTTAAAAGATGCTATTGATGTGATAAATACTCTACTTTCAAGTGACGATACAACACTTGACCAAATGCAAGAAATAGTTAATTATATAAAACAAAATAAAACTGATCTTCAGAACTTAGATTATTCAAATATTGCTGAGACTGCAACATTATTGCATTTTACAAGTACATTAAAAACTAAACTTGATGCACTTCCTTTAAATAATGAATTGACTACTTTACTTAATGCAAAAGCTAATATTAGTGATGTTTATACCAAGTCAGAGGTTGATGTAAAACTATTAAATGTTTCGGGTGGTGGTAGTTCTATACAAGCATATCCACGAACTGAGCAAATAAATGGAAGTTACACGATTGATGGAACTGATTTAACTCTTACAAGTGGATTGTTTAGTATTTTCAATGGTTATACCTTAGAGGGTGGAGCAGAAAATCAGATAATTAGTGCAAGTGGACCTATTGTTCCAAGTAATGGATGGATTGAGGGTAAAACTAATTACATAAAAATCTATCCTGATGGTAGTACACAAGCAACTGGAAGTAGACCAAGTTGGGGAATGTATGAGAAAGAAAGTGCAGATGATAACAGAGATGTGTTTATTAATGGTAAATGGTATCCTACAAGTGGTGGAGATTTAGTTACTAATGGTACTTTTGATAGTGATATACTTGGTTGGACTGCAAGTAATGCTTCTATAGTTTGGAGTAGTGCAGATGGTGGAGTGCTTGACCATAACTATAGTATTGCAGGAGCTGGAACAGCAAAACAGTCAATATCTGTAGAAATAGGTAAACAATATACTATTAATGTAATGACCAGAGGAAGTAATAACGATAATTCAACTGGAATATTACAAGTTGGTACAACTGATGGAGCTAGTGATATTGGAAGTGAAGAGGGTGGCTCACTACAAACATGGGAAACTTTGAGCATTACTTTCACAGCATCTACATCAACTGTTTATATAACTTTATCTACTGGTAGTGGAGGGACTAGGAAAGTTTACTTTGACAATGCATCTTCTTTTGGCACTAACCCAACAATAGGCACAGCATATACAAATCAATTCACATACCTAAACAATGAAGATGGCAAGTTATTGGGTGTAACTGCATCAAGTGGAGATGTAGCAGACTTAGACTATGATTATGATGCACCCTCATTTATAACTGAAACTATCCAAGCAAATAAATTAATAGTAAACAACATAAAAACATCACTTCCTACTGTTGATCCTTTTATTGAGGGCGCACATTGGAATGACAACGGAACAGAAAAAATAAGTGCAGGGGTGTAGTATGGAGTTTAATAGATATAGAATAAAACCTGATGGTAGTTATCAGTTTTATACTTTTAAGAAAGATGATGAATTTAACCAAGATGTATGGTTAGTAGATGATGGAAGATTTGAGTTAAAATCTGATGGTACTCATTATGCTTTTTATAATGAAGATGGTACTCCTGATTTGACAAAAGAAACTATTGCCGATAAAAAAACTACTTTAGAAGATGCAACAAAAACATATGAAAAAGAAGTTGCAAAATTAACAGAGGGTGTACCACCAAGTGAAGTTGCAACATGGACTAAACAAGAACTTGAAGCTAGATCATATATTGCTGATAATAATGCACCAACTCCACTTATTGAAAGTCTAGCTACTGCAAGAGGTGTTGATAAAGTTTATTTAATAAATAAGATTATTGAAAAAGCAGATGCTTATGCGAGTGCAATTGGTACTCTTACAGGTATTAGACAAAAGGTTGAAGATGAACAATCAATCTAATATCCTCTTGCTAACTCCAATAGATAATAAATTATCAGTTTATCAAGAATTTAAATATAAAGACATAACAGTTCCTAAAGAATTTAAATGTAACGGAATGGATCTAAAAATATTTATTTTTAAACTCTTTATTAACAAATATCAACCCAATTGTTTAAAAGCAGTCGTTGTACATGATTATTTATGTTCAATAGAAGAGTATGAAAAAGCAGATAAATATATGGAAGAACTACTACCAAATATATGGCAAAAAAGATACATAGTAAAACTTGTTAAGTCATATCATGAAGTTAGATATGGAGTTAAACAATGATTGAAACAAAATTTGCACTAAGCAATATAATATATGTGCCATTTATGTGGCTTTTGGCTTATCTCAAACTTGATGCTGAAATGGTAGCTATTTTATGTGTTTTGATTGCAATAGATTACTTTTTAGGATTTATTAAATCTCTTAAATTTCGTACGTTTCAATATAAAGTCATGATAAGTGGAATAGTAGCTAAGGTAGTTATTTTAATCATCCCTATATCACTATCATTTATGTTTATTGGAATACAACTTTTTGATGTGTTTGGTGGATATGTAAGTACTGTTCTTAAGCTTCTAATCGTTGCTGAAACTATAAGTATCTTATTAAATGGAATGAGTATCTATAGTGGTGAAGATATTGAAAAGCCTGATTTGATAAATAAACTTACTCATAAGATAAGAAAGTTTATTGAGAAGCTTTATAAAATAATTGATTAAAGGAAAAAAGATGAAAAACATATCATGTGGACTTAATGGCTGTACAGTCAAAAATATAACTAGAGTTTTATTTGACTTAATTATTTTTGTAATAACAATGACAATCTTTATGGAAGGGATTTATAACTCATTTCCTAATCCAATTCAGTTGGTTATATTAAAAATGTTATTAGCAAGTTGGGGAGGGTTACACGCTCACTATATGGGAAAAGCCTTTTTCTCAAAGATAGATTGGAATAAACCCTTAGTAGAACAAACAGGAGCTTATTATGCGAGGATTACTCTTTATTTTGTTATTCCTTTGTGTTACTGCTTCGGCGGATAGATGCAATAGCTATGTTCAAGAAGTAAGAAAAGCTTCTTATTTAGTCTTTGGACTTGACTTTCCATATTGGTATGGAGTAGGTCAAATTAGACAAGAGAGCAATTGTCGTGATGTAATTAGTCGTGATGGTATAGGAAGTCAAGGAGTCGCTCAAATTACATATAGATGGTGGCAAGGCTTTTTATCCAAAAAAGGTATTGACAATATAAGTTCGATAAAAAACCAACTTCTAGCCCAAGCTTATATTATGCAAGATGCAAAGATACAAGCCTATAGTTCTCATATGTGGGTTTGGTATCAAGTTTATAATGGCGGTGGACTTGTAAACAAAGAGATTACAAGAGCAAGAAGAGATTTAGGAATAAGAGAAATACCACATGAGATAGCACGTAACTATTGTAAAAGAAAAACTATCACTTTTAACAATGGTCAAAAGATAAATGCGTGTGATATTAACTATGAGTATTCTGAAAATGTTTATAAATATGGACAAAAATATAAACTCTTTTCAGATGGTAATTATAAATTTTGGTAAGGAGTGAAAATGATAAAAACCTTTTTTAAAACAATTGCAGGATTTGCAAGTCAGTTTAAAATATATCTTGTTTTGGGAGCTATTATTTTAGGATTGTTATTACTTTGTAAATCTTTATATTTAGAAAAGATTATTGCAACAGATAATTTAGATCAAGCAGCTAAAGCTTATGAATACTCTTTGGAAGTTACAAAAGATATAGCTTACCAGGAGGGATTAAATAAAGCAAGAGCAGAAGCAGTTAAGATTTATGCTAAAAATGTAAAAAAAGCCTTAGATAAAAGAGGAGCAATAGATGAAGAAAATAATGATAATTCTTTGTATTCTATTATTAAGTTTTAGTGGTTGTAGTAGAAAAATACTAATACAAAAAGAGAGAGTATGTACTAAGCAATACGAATATCCTTTGGGAGAAGAAATATCCATTAGAGTTCATCCGGAAGATAAAGAAGTCGCAAAAGCTAGGAAGATTGAATTAACAGAGGGTATTAGGTTTTTAAATCAGCAAGTAAAAGACAATAACAACCTATGTAAACAAGGATTAAAAAATGTCAATTAATATCGAAAAAAGAACAAGAGCAGAAGTAACACCTGCAACTGATCCAGTTACTTATACAGATTGGAGTGAGTGGAGCTCAACAACAGATTCAGCACCATATGAAAATACAAGTTTAGTTGAATATCGTATTGATAAAGCATTTGAAACAAGTTTTTTAGAAGTGTTCCCAAGTCTAATGAGTGCTGCAATATCAACTGATACACCATATCAAAAGACACTAGACTATTTACAAACAGAATTGGATGATTCAAATTTAACTCCTGCAGAAAAAGCTAATCTAAAAGCACAGGTAATGGCAAACATCACTACCTCTATTACTAATAATGCAATGTCACTAGCTATGCAAATGACAGAAAAAGAGATTAAAATAGGGACTGAACTAGATATTTTGATTTCACAAAAAGATTACTCAGTTGCACAAAAGATAGCATTAGAAGAACAACTTGTTGACAATAGAAATATAAAAGCAGCTGAACTGCTAGGCTCAACTTATGGAACTGTTGGAGCAGGTGGACTTGTAGTAAGTGAAGATATGTGGAAAGTTTTATTTGATATAGTTAATAGCTTAACAGATATAGATGCACCTGAAAGTACTTCTGTCACTAAGGCTACATAA